GCGGAAACGGCGGTTTTACTCCTGGAACAGCAAACACTGGAGGAGGTGGGGGTGGTGCTAATGACGGACAAAACTCTTCAGCTGGAAACGGTGGAAGTGGAAGAGTTGTTATAAGGTATAAATTTCAATAGGTAATTTAATATGGCTCATTTTGCAAAAATAGACGAAAATAACATTGTTATTGCTGTACTAACTTTAGATGATGAAAATTGTCGTGATGAAAATAACAATGAAGTAGAATCAATTGGACAAGCTTACTTACAAGAAAATAATAATTGGCCTGCTCATTTATGGATTAAGGCATCTTACAATACACATAATGGTAAATATTTAAATGCAGATGGGACAGAACATCCAGATCAATCCAAAGCATTTAGAGGAAACTATCCTGGCATAGGAAATATTTGGGATCCAACAAATCAAATTTTTTTACCTACAAAACCTTACCCATCATGGATTGTAAATGTCGCCGGAGCTAAATGGCAATCTCCAATAGGAGATGCTCCTGCTTTAACAGATGAGCAAGTATCACAATACAGAGCAGGTACTCACAATTGGTATTACCAGTGGGATGAGGATAATCAAGTTTGGAATTTAACAGATTTAAATAATTAGTGTATAAACGTATTATACTATTATGAATAAGCTGATTCTTAGCGAAATAGCAATATATCAAGGGGAAGTTAATTTACCTAAAGGTTTTGAGTTAAACCAAGATATTTTTATTAAAGATATCAATGAGCAATATCTTTTTAAAACAGAATTTCCATTTTCAAAAGAGTGGGACAGATTAAATAAATATATCATAGAATATTTTAATGTAAACAAACATGGGTTAATTTATAACATTAATACATGGGGAACTATTTACTTGCCCAATCAAGGATCACAACCACTTAAAGAAGTAGACCCTAGAAATTTACAAGAATCACCATGTTACACTATGTTATATGGTGTAAAAACAGCGAAAAATTCTTGTGATATAAAACTTTATTACGATGATAATAAATTTAAAGGCAAAGAATTTAATTTTTGTTTAGAAACTAATAATTTTATTATTTTTCCATCTACTCTTTTGTATTACGTTTTACCTAACAATAAAAATGAAAAGAACTATATACAAACTATTACTTATGATATAAGATAGTATTTTATACTTTAAGAATTCAAGAATTTATGAATTTAAAGAATTACTACTGGTATTTTAAACAAGCTTTATCTCCTAGAATCTGTAGGGATATTATTGAATATGGTTTAAAACATGAAGAACAAATAGCCTATACAGGAGGTATAGATCCAAAAGATGAAAAACAACTTTTAAATCTACAGAAATTAAGAAAATCAAATGTAGCTTGGTTAAATGATCCTTGGATTTATAAAGAGATACAACCTTTTATACATGAAGCAAATAAATTAGCAGGATGGAATTTTCAATGGGATTCTTCAGAAGCTTGTCAATTCACTAAATATAAATTAAATCAATTTTATGATTGGCACTGTGATTCTTGGTCAGAATCCTACGATCGCCCTGGAACCACAAGTCATGGAAAAATTAGAAAATTATCTGTAACTTGTCAGTTAACAGATGGATCTGAATATACAGGTGGAGAACTAGAGTTTGATTATAGAGATTATCATCCAGATAAAAGAAAGAAAAAAATACATGCAGTACAATGTAAAGAAATACTTCCTCTTGGATCTATAGTTGTATTTCCTTCTCATGTGTGGCATAGAGTTAAACCAGTAACTTCTGGAACTAGATATTCTTTAGTTATATGGAATTTAGGAAACCCTTTTATATAGAATGAAATACGAAATTACAAACGACCACATAGGTATTTTTGATTGTGAAGATTTTGAAGAATATAGTAATAGATGCCTAAAATTTTTTGAACAAGTAAAAAAAAATAATCTTGGGTATTTTAGAGAAGATCCTGCTCATAAAAAACAAGACCAATCTTTTGATTTAATTTCAACTGGGTTTTATAATTCAAGTTATAAATTAAATTATTTAAGTGATGATTTTATAAATATTTTTTTTTCAAAATGTTACAATTTGTATGTTAAAAAATATAGTGTTTTAGATAATTTTCAAAAACACAGTATTTTTGATATAAAAATACAAAAAACAGAAAAAGGAGAAGGTTATCATGTTTGGCATACTGAAAGCACAAATATGAAATCTAGAGATAGAATATGCTCATTTATTCTGTATTTAAATGACTTAGAAGAAGGTGGAGAAACTGAGTTTTTGTATCAATCAAAAAGGATTAAACCTGTTAAAAATAGATTGATAATTTGGCCAGCTAGTTACACTCATGTACATAGAGGAAATCCTCCGCTATCGGGTACTAAATATATTATAACAGGATGGGTGGAATACGGAGAATAAAATGAAAAAATTTAATAATTTTAAAAAAGATAATTTTTGTGTGATAAGAAAAGCTATTTCAAAAGATCTTGCTTTATTTTGTTATAATTATTTTTTAATGCAAAAACAAGTTTACGATACATGTATACAACATAGATATATATCTCCTTTTGAAAAAATATTGGGATATTACGAAGGAGAAGACGATCAAATTCCATACACTTACTCACAATATTCTAACATTGCGTTTGAAACATTAATGTTAAAACTACAACCAATTATGGAAAAAACAACGGAATTAAAATTAAATCCAAATTATACTTATGCTAGAATTTATAAAAAAGGAGATGAACTTAAAAGACATAAAGATCGTTTTTCATGTGAAATATCTACAACATTAAATTTAGGAGGAGACAAATGGCCAATTTATATTGAACCTGATTTTAAAAAAGGAAAAATTAATAATAATGGATATGTTTCTGAAATGACCAAAGGAATTAAAATAGACTTACAACCAGGTGATATGCTTGTTTATCGAGGAAATATATTAGAACATTGGAGAGAACTTTTTCAAGGTGATCAATGTGCACAAGTTTTTTTACATTACAATAATGTTAAAACAAAAGGGGCTGCAGAAAATATGTTTGATGGAAGACCTCATTTAGGTCTTACGTCTTGGTTTAAAAGAGAACATGGAAATGTTGAATGAATTAACGGAGTACGTTAATAATATTGAAATAAAGTTAAAAGAGAAAGATATTTTAAATTTATTACAAATTGAAAAAAGATGGCCTATGTATTATTCTAATTCTCAACCATCTGTAGAAATTATTAATAATTTTGGAATTAAATCTAATTTAAATATGTTTAATCAAGAAGGTTATTTAGATTATCTAAAATGGAAAAGTTTATACTGTTTGGGATATACCACTATTATTTCAAATGTATTAGATTTAACTGATGATTTAAGAGATTTAAATAATTATTTTCAAAATAAAATAGGATCAAAAATAAATGGAAATTTTTATTTTTCTAAAACGGGACAGTTACCTAGTTTTGGACTTCATTCTCATGAATATAGTGTAATTGTTAAACAGATATATGGTAACAGTGAATGGATAAATGGAGAAGAAAAAATAAGTTTAAATCCTCAAAAAGCTATATTAATACCAGCAAAAACACCACATCAAGTTACTACTAAACATAATACAAAATTATCATTAACTCTAAATCTATATTAAACAATGAAATCATTTTTACAAAATATAGTTGACCCTGTGTTTGCTACTAATGAACAAAGGAAAAAAGAAATTTGGGATGTTGAGGGAAGACTTAAAAATGGTAATAGTATATTTAAATTTGACATTAGACCTTTAAAATCAAATGGTAACCGATCAGAAAAAGACGGGTTTTTTAATACAAAAGCAGATAAAATTGTTTTTGAAGAAAAGGAGCAATGGATTGTATTTGATACTCAAGAATTACACGAATATATTAAATCATCAAATAAACTAGATTTTAATACAAAAGAACTTTTAAAAAATCTTTCTTGGAATTTTATAATGTGCAAATAAACTATAATGAATAAATTAAATAACATACATATTCAACCTATCTTTAGTTCTTTTTTTTGTCATATAAAAAATATTGAAGTAAATCATGATTCTATTTATGAATATTGTAAAAAACTAGAATATACGTCAACTAATGATAAAGATCATAGTATGTCAAAAAGTATTTTTATTCTTGATGATTTTAAAGAAGGAAAAAATCTACAAAAAGTTTTTTTAAAATATATTAATCAATCAGTAGAACAATTAGGATATGTTGCAAAAAGTCAAATAGTTAATTGCTGGGTCAATAAAGTTATTTCCAACAGGGAGGCAGTATATCATATGCATAAAAATTTTTGGCTATCTTGTGTCTACTATCCGCATGGTAGTTTAGATGATGGATATAAACTTATATTTAATTCAGATAGAACAAATGATTACACTGGATATGATGTCCCTGTAAATGAATACAATATTTTTAATTCTTATACTTTCTCTGTAAAAGTAGAAAAAGGAGATTTAATAATTTTTCCTAGTTTAGTAAAACATAAAGCTGATAAACATTTTTCAAAAAATACTAGATATTCTATTGCAGCAAATATTCTACCTTTAGGAACAATTGGTTATGGCGAAGGTAACTTAACATTTACATAAAATATATGAAAACAGAATTTAAAGATTTTATCGGTATATTCCACAATGTAGCAACAAAAGAAGAATGTCAAAAAATTATATCACATTTTGATTATGTTAATGAATTAAATCTCACTCTTTCTAGAGTAGAAATTGAAAATATAAATTCAACAGTAAAAGATAATAAAATATATTGTATGATCAGTGAAACTAATTCATTGCTTATGTATACTAACAAAGATATATTAAGTGGTTTTATTAATAATTTAAATAAAGCTTATGAAAGTTATAAAAAAAAATATGATGTGATGAATAATTTAAATTTTCATAAATTAAATTCTGATGTTAAAATACAAAAAACTTTACCTGGCGAAGGTTACCACGTTTGGCATTGTGAAAACGCAGATGTAGATTCGTCTAGAAAAGTTTTATTGTGTATGATGTATTTAAACGACGTAGAGGAGGGAGGAGAAACAGAATTTTTATATCAACATTTAAGAATAACTCCAAAAGCAGGAACTATTGTTATCTGTCCTTCGTATTTTACTCATACCCACAGAGGAAACCCACCTTTAAAAGGAGTTAAATATATGATTAATGGTTGGATAGAATTTATAAACTAGATTGTAAAAATAGTATAGTTTTTTGTTATTATCGGTATATAATACAAATTATGCCATTAACACAATTAAATTTTTTAGCTGGAATAGATACAGAAAATACACAAACAGGCGCAGAAGGCCGTTGGGTAGATTGCGATAAAGTGCGTTTTCGTAAAGGTCTTCCTCAAAAAATAGGTGGTTGGAATAAGTTTAGTAGTTCTTATTATGTAGGAGTAGGAAGAGCTTTAGCAGCATGGTTTTCTTTAAATGGTAATAGATATGAATCTTTAGCCACTAATAAAAAAGTATATATTTATCAATCAGGAACAAATCAAGATATTACTCCTATTAGAAGTTCAAATTCAGATACAAGTGTATTTACAACATCTAACGGAAGTTCTTCTGTTATAGTAAATGAAGTAGATCATGGAGCTGGAGTAGGAGATTTTGTAACTATATCTAATGTATCTTCAGATGTAGGAGGAATTTTATCAACAGAACTAGAAGGTGAATTTGAAATACAATCAGTTAATAATACAAACGCATATACTATATTATCTTCAGGCACAGCTAATGCTAGTGTAACTAATACAGCTAATGCTGATTGTCAATATCAAATTAGTATAGGACCTGATGTTCAAACTTTTGGTTATGGTTGGGGAACTTCTACTTGGTCAGCAAGTACTTGGAACACTCCTAGAGCAACTTCTAGTGTAACTTTAGATATGAGACAATGGTCTTTAAATAATTGGGGAGAAGATTTAGTACTAACTCAAAGAGATGGAGCAACTTATTATTGGGACACTTCAGGTGGTATGAGCGATAATAGAGCTACAATTTTAGGTAATGCTCCAACTAATTCTACATTATCTTTAGTTTCTACAGATACTAGACATTTAGTTTGTATGGGTACAGAAACTACTATAGGAACTCCTAGTAGTCAAGATAAATTATTTATAAGATGGTCAGATCAAGAAAATATTACTTCATGGACACCTAATGTAACTAACTCCGCAGGATCACAACGTATTGCTGGAGGATCAGAGATTAGATCAGCTAAGACTTCTAAAGGAACTATTTTAATATGGACTGATACTACATTACATTCTATGGCTTTTATTGGTCCACCTTTTATATTTGGTTTTAGACAACTAGGTTCAGATTGTGGAGCTGTTAGTATGAATGCTGCGTACGTTACAGATGATATAGCCTACTGGATGTCTGATGGTACTTTCTTTCGATATGCTGGAGCAGTTCAAGAAATACCTTGTCCTATTTTAAATTATGTATTTGATGATATAAATAAAACTCAATATTCTCAAGTTTATGCTGGACAAACTTCTGATTTTTCAGAAGTTGTTTGGTATTATTGTTCAGCTAATTCAAATTTAATAAACAAATATGTAATTTACAATCATTTAGAAAATAGTTGGTATTTTGGTAATTTATCTAGAAGTACATATTTAGATAATGGAGTTGAATTAAATCCAATAGCTACAGAATATTTAGCTAACTCTACTGCTAATACATATTCAACTATATATGGTCTCACTGCTGGACGAAGTTTAATCTATCGACATGAAGATGGTGTTGACGCTGATGGTTCTGCTATTACCGCTTATATAGAATCAGGTGATGGTGACATCGCTGATGGAGAACAATTTAGTTTTATTAATAAAGTTATACCTGACTTTAAAAATCAAACAGGAAATGCTACTATTACTTTATCAACTAGAGATTATCCAAATAGCTCTAAGATTACAGGAGAGGTTATAACAGTGTCAAATACCACAGCTTTTTATAACTCAAGAATACGAGGTAGACAATCTTCCATTAAAATAGAAAGTGACGAATTAGGTAGTAATTGGCGATTTGGTACATTAAGAATCCAAATTAGACCTGATGGAAAAAGATAAATATAAGAATTAGACAAGCTAGAATAGACGATGCTGTACGTATTCGAGAGCTTTTAAAGACCTGGCTTCCAGAATCACCATATAACTTTGGAAACGTAAATAACAAGAAATTACTTGATCATATTATATTTTACATTAGAAATAGTTTTGTTATAGTAGTAGAATATGAAAATGTTATTGTAGGAACTATGGCAGCCGCTATAGATGAAACATGGTATAGCGATAAAAGATTTCTTAGAAGTCTATGGTTACATGTGAATCCTAAATATCGTAATTTTCATATCTTTAGAGCTATAATGATAGTTTTTAAAGAATACGCATTAAGTAAAAAATTAACTGCTTTATGCGAAATAACTCAAGGTAAAGACGTTGAAAGAAAACATAACGCTTTTATCAAATTAGGATATAAAAATATTGGAGGAACATATATAATCAATGGGTAGTCTTTTTAAACCATCAACAACAATAGTTCAAGCACCTCAGCAATCAACTACGAGTTATGATATTCCAGCTTACTTTAAAGAAATTCAAGAACGTACTTTAAGACGTGCTGAATCAGTTGGATCACGTCCTTATCAAGCTTTTACTGGTCAACGTATAGCTCAACTTTCACCTCAAGAACAGCAAGCAGCTAATGTTATATCTCAACAAATTTTACCTCAAGCTGGACAATTAGGTGCAATTGGTGCACAAACTTTTGATGCTGCAACAGCATCGCAATATATGAATCCTTATCAAGAACAAGTTATAAAAGGAACATTATCAGATTTAGGAGAACAATATGGAATGGCTCAACGAGCATTAGGAGCAAGAGCAATTGGTGCAGGAGCTTTTGGTGGAGCTAGAGAAGGCGTTGA